AAAGGCACACAGGGGTTCTATGATGTGAACACCGGAGAAACATACTTTATAACCGGAAATATCCAAGACCCGGCAGAAGCCTTTAAAACATGGGTGCATGAAGTAGGAGTACACAGGGGATTAAGCAATATTATTCCACCGGCAGAGTTAAATTCATTTTTCCAGAAAATTTATGATGATATTGGTTCGGAAGAAATTAAAGCAAACATACCGGAAAGTTACCATGAGCTTGACCCGACAGAACAGGCCGAAGAATATTTAGCCTTTTTGGGTGAAAAGGTAGTTAACGAAAAAGACCTGACCCCAAGAGAAAAAGGAGTATGGCAACGTATTATCGACACGGTTAAAAATATCCTGAATAAACTGTTTACTGGTGCAAGGTACACTACAAAAGATGCTGAGAATGTTGTTAAAGCAGCAGTTCAGTCAGTTTATCGGCCACCGACAGGGCCGAAAGGTAGTTCCGCTAACCAGACCCGGGACATACGTTACAGAAAAACATCTGACAAGTTAGAAGATGCACAATCGGCGATTTTGAATAGCGATGGTTTTATAAATGATAACATCGAAGCATTAAGGGCAGCAACAGAGGCATATAATGAACAAGCTCCCGGTAAAGTTCCACTAAAAAAATCACTGGAACAGATGCGGGAATTTTGGATTGACCAGAATATGCCTATACGCAGATGGGAAGAAGAAATAAAAAAACGTGGCGGAAAACAGGATGATAACTCAAAACCATACAGGGATATTCGAAATATGTTTGGCCGGATGGAAGCCCTTTATCGTAAGTTCCAGGACCAGAAAATGAATCCTATAAAAGATTCTATTGTTAAACTTGTTGATTCGGGCATAGATTCTAAATCAATCCTTCCGTACATTATTGCTAAACACGGACTGGAACGGAACCGGGTAATGAGGCAAAACAGGCTGGATGAATGGAAATTGAACTATGAGGCCAAAAACGGAGAGAAACCCTCACAGGAAATGACAGAAGCACAGGCCGCAAAACTTGAAGGCCAGGACTTCTCAGGGTTAAAACCATTTGACACTAACGATAAATTTGATAATGTTGATGATTTAGCCCGTTCCATTGTCGATGGGTTTGAGCAGCAAGCAGAAGATAAGCTGTTAAATGAGTTTTGGGACAATATCAGAAGCGCAACCAGTTACACCCTTGAAACATGGAAAGAAGGCGGACAAATAAGCGAAAAAGAGTACGAGAAACTCAAAAAACAGTACAAGCATTTTGTGCCTCTCCGGGGATGGCGTGAAGATGCTGCAAAATTCCTGAATTATAAAGACAATGAAGGGGGAATAGGAAAATCACTCAAAAGGGCATTAGGAAGGAAAAGTTTAGCAGATAATCCGTTCGCTTATATTCAGAGCGTAGCGTTTAAGGCTATCAACGAACAGGTAACAAACGAAATAAAACAATCTGCATTCAGACTGGTATTTAACAACTATGGGGGCGATTTTAAGGATTTGCACCAAATAAAACGGGCCTATCTTGTAAGGAAAGAGATATGGAACGAAGAAACAGAACAGAACGAAGAAGCATGGGTTCTGTACCGGGATGAAAACGGCAACCTTGCCCGGCCTCCAAAAGAAATGTTCGATGAAGGCGATGTGAAAATAGAATTTAACAACGACCATGAGAAATTAAGAACAATCTGGAACGCCAAGCAGCATGAAGTAGTTGTCAGGAATAACGGCGGGTTCTCTGTAATGATATTCCCCGATAGCCAATTATCAGTAGCGCAGTCGCTAAATAACCAGAATACAATGGCTAATTTTTTGGGACATAGCTTTGATGCCAGAAAATTAGGTGAAACATGGCTGTTCCGGGGGCTGGGGTCAGTTACCAACTTTATGAAAGGTATGATGACAAGCTATAACCCTGTATTCCCGGCCACAAACTTTTTCCGTGACCAACCAGAGGCAGCATTAACCCAATTCATAAGAGGGAATGCAAGAGTAGCAGATTTCCCAACTAAATACACACCGATAGCAGCTAAAGCAATTATTGAGAATATTGCAGGGAAAAATAAGAATGGGAAATATGTAGAAGAACTCAGGAACTTTTACGAAGCCGGTGGAACAACCGGGTTCACCCATGAAAAACGTGTTGAGCAGCTCGAAAAAGAACTGAAAAAAGAGATTGACAGGGCACTAAGAGCAAGCACAACAAAAGGAAAGACAATCGACAAACTAACCCATATTCTTGATTATATTGAACACTGGAACAGGATATTTGAGGACACAACAAGGTTTGCTGTTTACCTTTCTGCAAGGGATAAAGGAATGACTGTTCGTGATGCAGCATTCCAGAGCCGGACAGCTTCGGTTGACTTTAACATGAAAGGAAAAGGCACACGGGTTGTTGAATCTTTCTTTGCTTTCTTTAAGGCTGGGATTAATGCCCTTCAAAAAAATGCCAAACTTGGAAAGGACCACCCGAAACGTTTTGCCGCAACCGCAGCCGGTGTTGCAACATTAGGATTACTTGAAGCATTGGTTAATGATTGGATTGATGATGATGATGAGTATTACAGACTAAACGATTACGTAAGGCAGAACTATTTTGTGCTTCAAAAATGGTGGGGAGATGAAAACGAATATTTAAGAATACCACTTCCTCAGTTTTGGCGTGGGTTCCATGCCCTCGGTGTTTCTGTTTATGATTACGCCAAAGGCAAAAGCACTTTAGGCGAAGCAATAGGGCAGACAGTTTCAAATATGATTGCAGGGATGGCGCCAATTGACGTAACCGGGTTTATACATGAAGGTAAATTTAGTTCCGATCCATTATGGCCTACCTCAATTAAGCCGATCAGGGAAATAGTTGTAAACCGCAACTTCATGGGAAGTCAAATTGCAATGGAACCATTCACTAAGTCGCTGGAAGAAGATTTGTCCGATTCCGGGCTTCATAAAAGAAATGTAAACCCATTGATAAAATTTGTAACGGACATGATGTTTAAGGCCGCTGGTGGCGAAGGCAAGCTGAAATTTAAAATGACAGAGGACGGCGAATTGAAATATGTAGTGGATGCACTGGATGTTAACCCGTCTAAAATAGAGCATTTTATTAATGGCTACCTGGGCGGGACAAGTAAATTCCTAAATGATTTTGTAACTACTTTATGGCAGTTTGGTGATACAGAGGAAGAATTTGACATTAATAATGCTCCATTCCTTAATTCCTTTATTCGAAATGTGCCAGAAGAAAAATGGGGAATATTAAGGGAATACCAAGCCTTCGAAGATGCAATACAGGATGCCGACAAGTACAGGTCAACAGCTCAAAGCGACATGAACGCAGAGGGAATGAAAAAATTCTATCGTTCTGACTACGCAGAGGCTAAAGCTGTATATGATATTTATGATTCAGCTATTTCGGATATTATGGAAGCCTACGGATTTGATAGTGAGGAGGCGGCCAAAGAAGTTACTGATTTGATGAAAGAGGCTATTGATAAGTTCGAACAACTAAACATTAAAGAAAAATAAGAGCTATGATAACAGACATTTCAGACATTGATGTAAAACGGCTTGCAAGAAGGGCCGGTGGTATTAAGTCCGGTAAGAGGGCTACAATAAAAGATACCAATTATAAAGATGTGGCCGCAAACGTCAGGATGATGGAGACCTACCGTCAGGATTGGGATTCATTGTATGATTTCAGGAAACGTTACCGGAGAGTTTGTAAATTCCACAGGGGACACCAATGGAGTGACTACACGGAAAATGATTCAGGGGAAACCGTAACAGAAGCAACATATATCCGGGAACAGGGGAAACTTCCGCTTAAACAGAATATTATCCGGCCACTGGCAAAATCTCTGGAAGGGCTGTTTCGTAGCGAAAGCGGCAAATCAGTAGTTGTTTCCAGGAAGCCAAAATCTTCTGAAATTGAGAAGATGTTATCAAATGCGCTTCACTATGCCCTGCAAGTAAATAATAACCGTGAAATTGACGCAAGGACTTTTGACCTGTTCATATTGTCCGGGCTACCCATTCAGAAAATTGGATATGACTTTATCCATAAATACGGGCGATATGATGTGATGATAGATTACATCGACCCGCAATATATTTTCTTTAATACCGACATCAAAGATGTTAGGCTTAACGATTTAAGAAGGATAGGCCAGATACATGACATTACATGGGATGAGCTATTTGTGCATTTTGCCAAAAACGATGCAGATAAAAAGAAACTCCGGCAATTTTACAGCGCCGTTTCAAAAGATGAGCTGAATGATGGGTTTGGCCTTTCTGCGGACCGGGCGGCCAGTCTTGATTTTTATTACCCGAACGAGAAACACAAATGTCGGGTTATCGAAGTATGGGAAAAACGGGCAGTTGATGTTATTGAGTATTGGGACAAAGCAGCCGGTGAGGAAGGATATTGGGACGGAACAGTAGAGGATATTGAACGGATAAATGCAAAACGCATTAAGAAGTTTGTTGAAAATGGAATACCGGAAGATGAATGGGATAACTACCTTATTCACTATGATACCAGTGTTGGGTTTAAATTCTTCTTTAAATACCTTACCCCGTTCGGCCATGTGCTGAGAGAGGGCGAAACTCCATACGAACATGGTTCGCACCCGTATGTAATGTACCCTTATCCATTAATCAATGGTGAAGTTTGGGGGCCAATAGAGGACATTATAGACCAACAGAAGTACGTCAACAGGCTAATTACCCTTTGGGACTTTATAATGGGCACAAGTGCTAAAAATACACTGGTGCTGGATAAAAAATCTCTGGACGGACAACGCCCGGAAGATATTGGCTCCGATTACCGGCAAGTTGGTGGTACTATTGTACTGGATATGTCCAACGGGGCCAAAGAACCCAAAGAGCTGGGCGGCAAAATGGCAAACTTAGGCATTACTGAACTTATTGGAATGCAGCTTAAATGGATGCAGGATATTTCGGGGGTTCAACCGGCTATGCAGGGACAAGCAGGTTCAAGCGGAACACCGGCCAGTAAATATGCAATGGAGATACAGCAAACAACATTAAACAACAGGGATTTAATGGATAGTTTTTCTTCATTCAGGAAAGACCGGGACATGAAGGTATTGCAGATACTCATTCAGTACTATAAAGACAAAAGGTATTTGGCAATTTCAGGTAAAGATGATAGCCAGGTTTACGATCCGGAAATGATACAAGGTGATGTTTCTGAATTTGACCTTACAATTTCTAAAAGCATGGATTCACCAACTTACAAACAGATGATTGATGAAATGCTGAAAGAATTTGTAATGAATGGATTGATTGACATGGAAATGTTTTTGACACACTCTAACCTTCCATTTGCTGATGCTTTACTCGAAGACTTAAGAAACCGCAAAGAGCAGATGGAAAAAGGCACAATGTCGCCACAAGATGCTGTTCAGGGTGTTTCGGAACAGTTCAGCCAACAACAAGGCGTGAACCAGGGGAATTTAAACCAGGTATTACAAATGATGAATCCGAATAACGGCGGAAGTGCATAGTTTTTTCATAGATTTAGGTTTTAGTTAGGTTTAGTTTGGCCGGGCGGTGTTGACCCCCGGCCTTTTTCTTTGACAAAAAAGCCCCGGCAAACTACTCCGGGGCTGTAAATTAACGGCCTGACTTTAACAGGCTGCGGTTTCATTCCCTTGTGGGATTCCGGCGTTAAATTATTCAAAATCTTCATCTACTATTTTGGTGAGGTCTTTCATTTCTTTTTCTTTTTAGGATAAGCAATAAAATCACTCACTTCGTGCAATTTTCTAAAATCAACATCTTTGTTCATCACCCGGATTTTTTTGTTATAATCAACATCGAGTGTGGAAAGGACTTTATATTTCAGGTTGGCTTCCCGGATAACGTAGCACTTCCTGTTTTCAATGTTTGCCCTTCTCCGGGCTTTTTTTATTGCACGTTTAAGTATTTGATACCTGGCCCACAACATAGCATTGTCATAGGAAAAGTTCATAAGTAGCTTAAAGAAGGTTTTCACTTCTCCTTTTAACTCCCGGTTCCTGTATTCTTCAATTTTACGCAATGCAAACAGGTTCATTGCCTCTTTGATTTTTGATTTTTGTTCGTCGGTTAATCCCGTATCGCCACCCCCGAACACCTGTTTTAGAATAATTCCTCTTTTGTCTATCATAGTCTTTTGATTTTAAGGTTCTTTTATTACTTCTCCATCATCTGTTACTAAAAGTTGAACCAGCGGGGCATTGGCGCCCCTTCTCCTTCTTATTTTCCCTTCTTTTTTAAGGTTGTTGAGTTCTTCCCTCCCATCGTCCCCGAAAACGGCTATTATCTCCATTAAGTTGAAGAAAGGCCAGCGGGTCAATCGGTATTTTTTGTTTATGTGATTTTCTACTTTCATTTAAATTCCCATTTATAGCCTCCCGAAGTCTTTTGTATTCCCCTGCAAGCGCAGGAAATTAATCTGTGATTTATTCCGGTTGTTCGTTCTGCCTCTGATAATCCTCCATGTTTGGCAATAAGAGTTCCGTCTAAATTATATTGAAGAACAGCCTTGCTTGATGCATTTTGGCTCCCTGTCTTACCCTTCCAATAAGGAACTAATTTTTTATTTAGAACATCGAAGGCATGTTTATTATTTTCGGCTACTGTGCACCATTCAAGATTTTCAACACTATTGTTTGATTTGTTGCCGTCTTTATGATTTACACACGGCTTGTTTTCAGGATTTGGAATAAATTCTTCTGCTACAAGTCTGTGAGCTGATGTTTTTCTGCATATTTTCCCTTTGCATAAATTAGCTTGCACATATCCAACTTTGTTTACATGCAGCTTCATTATTTTTTCAGGTGTTAACCTTTTTGCTCCGTGACCGATACGAGTGATTCTTTTTAGGCTTTTAATGTTTCCAATATTGCTTATTTGGTAATGGCCTTCAAACCCCTTAACGTCTTTCCATATTTCTTTCTCCATAATATTTTTTTTAGAAACTTGCCTCTGATTTAAGTTTTCTCCTTCTTCTTGGTTTATCTTCAATTAATTGTGGCATTGGCATTTTTTCGGTTGCCACATAAAAAACTCCTGCTGTTGTATCTACATGGTCGTCTTTTTGTCCTGCCATTGCGCCGAGCGTTCCATCTTCTTTCTTCTCAAACCAATTCATTTCTTTTATTACCCGAATATCTCTTTCGATTAGGCAATAGCTATCTTGTTTTCCTATATCCTTGTTGTACCTTTCCCTTGATGCAGCATAGAGTGAATTAATCGCAGTAGGCTTTGTTTCTTTGTTCATGTGAAAACCATAAATAGGCACATAGTCGTCTCCTACTTTTTCGGGTTTATTTCTGATATAAAGATTAGGATAGAAATTTGATATTTTTTCAACTACTGTAAGGAAATGGTCGTCTAACCTTCTGTCTTTGTCGTATGTGTTGGTTTCAATAGCAAGAAGTGCGTTATCATACATGGTGCAAACCTGGGCGCATATCCATCCGAAAAGGTCTTTATCGTAGTGTCCGTACCACACGGCCACAGTCTCCGGGTCGCCTCCTTCCATCATCCAATACCTATCTACAATTTTGAGTACGTTATAGTCTGAACCCTTCCATGTTCCTCCAATATCGGCATAAGCTGCATATCTATGCAGAACTTTTATTGAAGTGTCTGGCATTGTCCAGATTGAAAGATTACCACTGTTGTTAGGGACAAATTCAATGTTGCTAAAAGCCTTTTTGCCTTGTGTGCCGTCCGCATTAACATCACCAATAAATGAAGGGGGTACACAATCTTTTTCCATTGCTGCAACATATTTGGGATTGAATCTTTTTTCCCCTGCCGACCTAAACGCTTCTTCGGGAGTAGCCGGGTTCTCCTGTTGCATTTGCCATTCGGAAAACATCTGGTTTTGTCCGTCTGCTTCTTCGTATCTGTCTGCCTTGTGTTTGTTGTACCAATTAATTCCCTCTAACGTTGCACCAAGTTCCCACAGTTGCCAATCATATTGACCCATGTTATTAATGAAGTCTTTAATATCTCCTTCAATCGGCATTCTGTCCCGGTCAATTTTCCACCAAGGAATAAATACAGCTTTGTATCTTGTCCTGCCATTGACCGCACGCTTCCATGAATCGTAGAAATAGTTTAATCCTTTTGCCGTTGATTCTTCTATTATCATAGAATATGGTACATCTGGAACTGTTTCTTTAAGGGATGTAATAAGGCTTGATGCTGTTCTTTTTTCGGTATCCTGCCAAACTCCAACCTCCGAGAGATGGGCCATTGCAAAATTATATGACCTAAACTGTTCGGGGTTATTTATCGAACCAACGCCTATAATTCCTCCTGTTTCTTTGCATATTCTATTTTTAGTTGAGCCTTCGTATGGTTTTAATGTGATGCTTGATATTTCTTTGGGAAAGTTCCTTGCTGCGCTTGAATACATTCCTCTTATATTTCTTGCTGCGCTATCATCTTGCGCACATACAGCCAAATGCCAATTAGCTCTATGTATTTGCTGAATCCACATCATATAGATTTGAACAAGGGTACTCCCTCCCCATTGCCTTGCTTTAAGCAGAACTATTCTTATCGGAACACCGGCCAGCCTCATTTTTTCGAGTTCGGCAAGTAATGTCCTTTGTGCGCCTCTCAAAATAAATGGTATTGGTTTGAATGTTTCTTTGTCTGTGATTTTTATAGTAGTTGCAGCGTAGAACTCAAAATCATGCTTAAACCTTTCATTTGACAAGTCATTAATAATGCCCTCTATCGGGGAGTTTGTTTCTTTTGAAGCATCTTCGATAGAATTAAAGCCGCTGAGATAATTAACCCAAT